TCCTTAATCCCCATGCCAACCTGCACCCACGTCTCGCGATCCGAGGCCATGATAAAACGCAGCAGCACCCGCAAGTCTTCAAGCGAAACAGGCAATTGATCACCCACGCTTCAACTCCCTAATCTGCTGACAATCAATGCACAGCTGGCAGCCCGGTACCGCAGCGCGGCGGGCCTCGGGGATATCAATCCCGCAAGAGCCGCAATACTCGGCGCCGGTGGCCGGGGCCGCAGTCCGGCGCTGGTGTTGCGCGATGGACAACTGCAGCAGGTAGTCCGCGTGGTCGTTAGCGGTATCAATGACATCAGCCATGGTTAGCACCCTCCATCGCCTGCCGCGCGCCGGCCATGATGCCCAGCAGCTTGCTGACCAACTCAAAGCCGTGCGCCTCAAGCTCCAACACCTCGCGGCGTTCCCACTTGCCATCAGCGGCGCCGCTGGCCAGGCTGGCCACAAACTCGCCCTCCTTCGCCAACAGCTTGCTCAGTGCCTGCATGGCATCGTGCGTGGCCGGCACCGGCTTGGGCTGGTACGACACCACCCCATACACCTGCTCAAACCACAGGCGCACCGCTGGCCCGCGCACGAGCTCAATAACGCGCGCAGCGCTGTCGGCATGCAGGTGATGGTCGGGGTAAGAACAGCTCAGGCGCTTTTGAAACGGCCCGTAGGCCTCGCCAAGCATCGCGCAAACGGCTTTGTGCCCGCCGCGAAACTCACGGCAATCGGAGTCGATCGCCACTTCCAGCGGCACCGCAGGGCCGCCCGTATCTACATCGTGCTGATGCGTCATGGTAGTAAATCTCGCCAACTACCATAGCCATGGTTTGGGACGTGTCCTATTCTATGGCTACAGCAGTCGCCCAGCCCTGAAGATGCGTGCTGTGTCCCAGGGTAAGGCGCTGTTGAGGAAATCAGGGGTGGTACCCGTTTTCCGGAACGCAGGGTCAGGGGCTATTCTTGGTGAGTGGCCCCCTGATTCCCGCCTCTATTGCACCTGCCGCCGAGGCGTCAGGTTTGTTGCTCTTGGCCTACTGGCCTAATGCCGGCCCCGGTCTGCTGGTGAGGCGCTCGGTGCCGGCCCCGCTGCTACTTTTATCTGCTGTGCCTGCAGCGGGTGGTGCGCTTGGTGAGTGGTTGCCCTGTAGAGTTCAGGCCGCTTGCGTCGATGGTTGGCCGCGTAGGTACTGCCAATCGATGTCAGGGCGCAGCGTTTCGCAGGTAACAGCGCCTTTGGTGGCACGGTCAATGGACATGGCAAGCTCGGCGCTTGCCCGGCGGCCATAAGCCACCTGGCGAAGCTGCCCGACAGTCGTAGGGCAAGCAGCCGCAAAGACTTCAAGCTGCGGTTTATCCAGGCTTTTCATATAGTCGAGTAATTTCATTGCGTAGACCCGCCTTGCAGCGCCTCCTGTCTTCATGTCGCAATATTTACTGATTAGTAACCATACGTCAATACCATAAGGTTCATTTACTTTTTTGTAACTGCTGCGCGATGATTGCCCTATGAAGACAACAGACATACGCCGCACTAATCTTGCACTGCTACTGCAGTCCCGCTTCGAGGGCAATAAGAGCTCTTTGGGCCGGGCTGTAGATAGGCAAGCAGGTTACGTTGCCGGCATGCTTCCAGATGCTAAAACACCAAGATCGTTCGGGGAGGCCAACGCAAGGGACTTCGAGTGTCGCCTTGGGCTGCCATCCGGCTGGCTTGACATATTGCATGAGCAGCAAACAAACCCCGATAACCAGCTTGAACCAGGGCCGGATCTGATACGCCCATTTCGCCGCACAAAAATTTTAGGGATAGCTCAATTGGGCCCAGAAGGATATTGGGATGCCTTGACCGTGGCAGACGGCTGGCTCGACGTACCCACAACAGACCCAGACGCCTACTCGCTGCGCGTCAAAGGCGACTCCATGGCCCCCGCCATCCGCAGCGGCTGGGCGGTGTGGTGCGAGCCCAACCACCCACTGGTGCCCGGCGAATATGTGATGGTGCGCTGCAACGATGGCCAGTGCATGGTCAAGGAACTGCTCTACGAGAACACCGAAGAGGTCAGCCTGATGGCCGTCAACGACGGCTACGGCCGCCTGACTATCGCCCGCAACGACATTGAGCAGCTCCACTACGTGGGCGGCATCGTGCCACCGAGCAAAATCAAATACTGAGCACAGGCAAGGAATACCAAAATGCCGAACTTGTGCCAATATATCTAGGTCGATATAGTGTATGAACTGATCGTTCACGACGACGCATCTGCAGACTTGCGTGAAATCCTGTCAACTGACAGGACAAACGGCCTCAGGCTAGCCAGGCTGATCCAGCAGCTCCAAGCTGACCAAGACCTACTCGACCGCTTGACCCAACAAAAGTTTGGCGGCAGCCCTAATGCGCCCCGCCCCAAGTATGCGACGTTCAATACTGGTATGTGGCGGGCAGCGCAAGACAACGACATGAATCTCTGGAGGCTGCGCCCATTTCACGTGGACATCCTCGATTACAGGTTCATCTATGCGTTTTTTGCCCCGGACACCTACATAATTCTGGCCATTGTTGCGAAAGCGCAGCACGGCGACCGTAACGACGAGAGATTTGACTATGAACTCAGCCACCCTATCTCCAAACGTATCCAGAGTGCCTACCGGAGCATTGAGGATGAGCGTGGGTAAAGAGTCCGCAGCCTCTAGTGCGACCCTTTCAAACAACGTACACCCGCTCGTGCACACATTTTCGGTTACCCAGCTATCGCAAAAGCACAACGACTTCGATGCGCTGATGGCTGAGCTGGAAAACGACCCAGCCAACGCCCATGAGCTGGCCACAGCCAGCGCATGGGTCGCAGACACCTACTACGCACACGAAGGCGAAACCTTGCGCACAGCCAGGCTGCACAAGGGGCTTTCGCAAGTGCAGCTAAGCGTAATACTGCAAACCAGCCAAGCCCAGGTCGCCAAAATCGAGTCCGGCAAGGTTGACCTTCAGCATTCAACACTGCTCAAGCTAGGCGCCGCGCTAGACCTGGATGCCAACACCCTATTTCGCCTGATAGAAGCTCAATCAGCCACTGGACAGAAGGACCCACAATGAGCCGCTTTGTCTACACAACCTACTGTGATGACGTGCGCCTTGAGGTCAACGGCAAGGCCAGCCTCATGGGCGTCTATGCCGATGCCATGTACGTCCAAGGCTTCCCTGTAAACCTCACGAAATTCTGCGTAGTGGTCAATGCTGTCACCCCAGCCGGCAACCCGTTCAAGGGGTTCAAGATCACCGCCCTATACAACGACGCACCCATAGCCGCGATGGAAGTACCCGCCGAACAGCTCCAGGAAGAGATAGCAAAAGCACCGACAGCCCCCATAAGAAACGTGCAGGCACAGATGATTTTCGCTCCACTTTTATTGGATAAGGCTGGCGAACTGACAATTTTGTTTGAATCCGAAGGCGAGACCATCGAATCCAACCCCCTGCAGGTACTGATTGCACCCGAAGGCATCCAGCTAGTGCTTACATAGGCAACTAAAGCGGTTCACGAACCCCGCCAAGCGCGGGGTTTTTATTACCTAATGGAAAACTATTTACTAAATGGTATTGACCTATTTATTTACTATTTGGTACTTTTAGCGCGTACCCACTCACCAAGGGATCGCGACCATGGACACAGCACGCAGCACTACCTGTCAGGTGCATCCGCACCCGACCGCACTGATAGACCCCTTCCGCATCTTCGAAGTGCGCCGCCTGGCGCGTGATGCCGGCTGCCAGTACATCAGCAGCCAAAGCCGCCACAGCGGCGCCCCGAAGAACAACAGCCCACTGGGCGGCGGGGCGGCAGCATGAACCACTACGCCATCCCCCTCGCCAAGCAAGATCTGCTGCACGACATGCTGCAGATTGGCGGCAAGGCAACGGTTCACCTGCACAGCCCCGCGCAGGTGATCCAGGCCGAATTTGATGTCGAGCTGACCGACACCCACGCCCGCTGTTCGGTCGAGCTGGGCGGCCACACCGGGCAGGTCACCCTGCGCCGCGCCGACCGCGCCAACCACCTGCACCTGCGTGACTTCATCGAGGACATCGCCAACGGGCCAACGGCTTCGCCCGTCCTGGCACCCGCGCCGGCCACTCCAGCAGTGCCGGTGCCAAGCCGCGAGCTGTGCGCCGCAGATGAAAGCACGCTGCGCTACATCTGCCGCCACGGAGGTAGCCGCACGCTGGCGTGCGAGGCGTTGGTCAGCGTGCATATCGCCGGCACCTACCATGCCCTGCTGAGCCTGACCGCCACCACCGAGCACCTGACGGCGGAAACCAACGACCAGCTCTACGCCGACCTGGCCACCCGCATCGAGCAGTTGCTCGAGCACGCCTGAGGCCACCGCCATGAACCGCGACCTCAACCAAGCTGCCGCCGTCCTCGGCCTGCGCCCGCGCAAGCTGCGCGAACAGTTGCGCGAGCGCGGCGTCATCGATCACCAGGGCGAACTGGCCAGCCGCTACCGGGGCCAAGGCCACCTGTACGTCGACACCCGCAGCCGCTGGAACAAAGCCATCAACGGCTGGAGCCACTACGGCGTGGTGATGGTCACCGAGCAGGGCATTGCCTGGCTGGCCGCTCAACTGGCCGTGGCCGTAACCAACAAGGATGCCGTCGCATGAACAAGCCCAGCGCCACAGCCCACGCCATCGGCGCCCTGAAACTTGTCAGCGTGCACCTGGATCACCCCACCACCATCAAGCAAGAGGTGGTGCGTGACGCCTGCAATGAGGCCATCCAGCACCTGCAAGGCAACCACCCGCACGCCGACGACCTGCCGCGCTTCTACAGCAACCTGCTGGCCGTCACCCCGCGCGGGCATCTGCCCCACGTCACGCTCACCAATGACCCACCCGTGAACTACGGCTGCGTGATCACCGATGCCGCTGGCAACGTGGTTACCCGCCAGGTCGGCAAAACCATTGAAGGCATCACCGAGATAATCCGCCTGCGCTTCACGGCGGGGCGCGGGGAGGCCAGCACGTGACAGCCAACACCCTTGAAAAGCTCAGCCGCCAATACCCGCGCAACTACATCACCGTGGACCAGCTGCTAGCCGATCACTTCCCGCACATCACCACCCTCGGCCACCTGCGCCGCAAGATCCGCAGCGGCCAGCTCGACATCAAGATCCAGCAGATAGACCCCAGCTCCAACCGCAGCCCCTGGATCATCTACCTGAGCAACCTGGCCGACTGGCTAGACAAACAAGCCGCCGCATCCGCCGCGGCCTAACCGGCCCACCAAGGCCACCGTAAAGAGGCACAGCACATGAAAGCCACTGACACCACCGAGTTTCTCGGCTCACTCAACGCCGGCGTATTCGCCCAGCAGGTAGGCCGCGCCCTGTCCGATGTAGCGGCAGGCGTGGTCGACCACGGCAAAAAAGGCAAGGTCACGCTCACCTTCGAGCTGACCCAGATCGGCGAATCCAACCAGGTGAAG